CTTTTCCTTTTGTGTTTTCAGAAAAAACAAAAAAGCAAGCGATGATGCTGTGAGCGCTGTGAGTCCGAGGACTCCTTTTATGTGGTCCATCCTATTCTCTCTAATTGTAGAACTACAAATTGTCAGGGCGGAGACGACTCGTAGAATCCATATCACGAGTAATTACACGAAAGACAAAGTGTGTTTGGTGATTCAAGTTAATCAGACGACCCGCCGTAAGCGTATTTCCACATAATTTAGATAAGAATGTTGCATTATTCGTTGATGATAGGGAGCCATAATTAACTGGCGTAACAGTTCCCGTAGTCGGATCATTCATTCGTGTTTGTATAATAATGAATTTGCTATATCCAACTTGATTTGAACCATCTTTGTAATAGACTGTACTGCCAGGTCCTGATCTACTGGACCACGCGATTCCAATAACAAGATGATCTGTTGTATTCAACCAATTTAGCAAGTCAGCTAATGCTCCAGCGTCACCGGAATACGTGCTCGGAAAGGTTAAGCCGCGTAAGCGGATACGATCACCCTGTGCTACAGAAAAGCGACTGAAATAAGAAGACGTTTCTAGCCAAATGTAATTTGCACTGGCATCAGCGTATTTAGTACCTGCTATATTTACTGTGTAGCCACCACCTGAAGGAGCCATGTAGGCGCCACTCGATCCAGAAGATGAAAACACGCCGCTGATATCAAGTGTATCCTGAATATCACTTACAAGGCTTCCATCCGGTCTCTCCAGTCTGAGCGTGAGTTTCTGGAGCGTAGAGAGCGGAGTCGGCGTGTAAACCTTTTGGCACTTTAAGAATTTGGGAATCATGGCAAGATAACCACCCTTCGTTGTAACGGTGTTATCAGAGATCCAGTTGGCATCATATTGAAGAACACCGAAGGCGCGCTCAAAATTATAGTCGGTGCCGTAACTGTTTGTATCGAGTTCCTTTACATACAAGTTCAAATAGGGGAAGCTCAGAATATTTACATTGAGTGATACGTCATAGTTGACCGATGCCGTTGTGGCTGCGTTCTTTCTCATAATAGCTTCAAGACCTTCAACCGGCAAAATTGCCTTGACGAATTCAATGCGCGTGATATTCTTGAATTTGATTGATGCCGCCGCATTGACACCGAAGAGTTGCCCAGCCCGATTATTCGCGGGATCAAAATTTACAGTGAAATTATATCTGTTTTGAAGTGTTGGGTTTCCAGATAACCAGTCACGATCTGCACTGTACATGAACAAGTTGTATTCATTTTCCTTGTAGGTTAACACATCATCCTGAGGAATGATAGTATCTTGGGGTCTTGATGGTCTCGTTGTTCTAGCAGACGGAAGCGCGAGTGTGGCATTACCGGCTGCGCTATTATCAGCATCATAAGATGAAGGACGTAGCAAACTTTCTAGAGATGTACCTTGATTTTGCTGACCGGCGGGATTTCCATCAAGTACATCCTTCATAAAGACACGACGAGGATCGGGAGCAATCATACGAGAAGCCAGTTCGGATGCAGATTCTCTTTGCGCAGCCATGCGCGATGTTTCGCGTGTTGAGAGCACAAGTTGATCCTGCGCCAGTGCCTGTCCTTGCATTGAGTTATAGTTTTGATCGGCATTAATGCGCGACTTCAGCATTTCATCAGACTGTTGTGCTTCTTCCTCTCTCTGCTTCTTAATCTGCGCAAAGATGCTCATGGATACAGGTTCTTCATTATCAAGAGGGATACGGAAATCGGGCGGAGCAGGAACGACGGGCTTCTTCGGATTCCGCTCATTCTGCAACTGGGAGAAACGAGTACCAATGTCTTGGCGCATTGTCTCATCTTCTTGTTGTACAGTCACTTGGCTACGGCGAACATAGGAGAGAAAATCAGGAACGACCGCAGTCAAGACTTCCTTATTTTTTAATTGAACTGCGGCTTGGGGAAGTGCTTGATTGACCTCGCCCATATAGTGCCGAATAGTCTTTACGAGGCGTTCTTTCTGCTTTTCCGTTAAATCGCCTCCCAGGCGACGCTGAAAGTCCTGGTAAAGTAAACTATTCAGCATCTTTTCATTTTGAGGATTCGTAAACCCTTGTACTGACGACATTCTATTGAGAGTACAGGGATTTCATTTTAGGACACTACGCGCCATTTATTTTTATGTTGAAAAGAGACAATCCCGCAAATCAAGCATGGCAGAATCTCGGGGTGCTCTCCGACAAAATTTCCGGAAGTTATCGCCGGCTAACATTTGGATAATAAAATACAGGCAATACATCCCGCATTCTGAACCGTTAAACTGAAAGCGGCGCGCATTGAAGGCGAGTCGTAGAGAAGAATCTTGTGTAGTTAGCCATTTCATAAAGGTTGCGATTTGCTTCGGTGGTTTCATTCCATAGGAGTCGAAATAGTAGCACCGGTGTGCAGGAATATCGATGAAGTTCGCAATCCAGTGGCTGCCGCCCTTGTAGTGTGGATCGAGATTGTAAATAATACCGATCTTTTGAATCCCTTTCTTAAGTGATTCTGTGATTCGCATACTACACATTTCCTGGATGAGACACTTGCCGCCTCCTTTGTACGGATCGGGCGCTGCAAAATCAATAGGGAAAGGACCCATAAATTCGAATTTGGGATCCATTTCCTCATATTGTTTCATTACCTTTTCAATATTTGTGCTATCTAGCCATTGATCGGGGTCTTTCTTCCATTCATCTGGCATTTTGGGGCGCAAGTAATGTTCTTGATAGTTGCTTCGTTCAGTTGGACTAATAGGCGCTGCTGCTAAAAAACTGTATTCGGCACCTTCCGACACCTTAAATTTATGTTCCAGATCTCTCCGAATCTGTTCAGGCTGTTTCCCCTGAGTTTTTACACCTGCCTTTTGCGCAATGTTATGTAAGACATCTGGAGGCAAACAGCCATAGGAAGGACGTGATGAGCCGACACGAGGGTGGCACTGACATGGTCCAGGAGGCGGTATGTGTCTTTGTTTATTTTTTCTAGTCTTTCCCATCTTTCTATTCTAAGATGAGAGAATGCCTGACCCCGCTCCCAAAAAGTACAGCGAACAGAATTATTGGAGATATATCTTTGCTCCGATGTTTATGATAGTAATTGGCTTTGGTCTCTATATATTATTTACAATGAATGATTCACAATCGATGTCGCTGGATTCTGTCACAAAACAGGTTAATAGTATGTCAGGACCTAAAAATATGGGGAATGTATTGCCGACTAATAGTAACTTTACATCAAACAACAATATTTAATCTTTTTGCTACCTGTTAGTAGATGGACATCAAAGAACTACTTCCCTACATACTTATTTTCGTAGTCCTAGCTTCAGTCGCGACAAGTGTCGGATATATTGGCTACTCGTCATCAGGTAATCAAAATAGCCGTAATGAATTACAAAAGCATGTTGCGATTTTAACAACAGTCAACTTACTTACGGCTATTTTCTTAGGTATTCTGTTTTATTACTATATACAAACGAGTAGCGCCTCTTTTGTTCCTTTCACAATTATAATGATGACATTCAATATGTTTTTGAGCATTATGGCTGTAAGTATAGCAGTCTTGACGCAATCATGATTTTGCGCAACAGAATACCTGTAGAATCTTATGTTGAAGACGGAATCGTCCGGTCCATAGATCTGCTTCTTGATTCTGCTGAAATGAGATACCTTGTATGCGAAGTCCGACGCGTATTGTATCACCTTTAATAACCATACCTGGACTCACTCCTCTTAACCAGTTTCCATTTTTCCAAATAGGAATACTTGTATTTCCTGTACAGCTCGATGGACAATATAAATTGATGATACTATTTTCTACAAAAGGTTGAAAAAATACATGAAGTTCTTCTGATGTCTTTCGAGAACCAGGAAACCATTCAGTCTGCTTCTGAAACACAATTTTCAGAAGTGTTTCTTGAATTGAACTTAGTGAGTGTAATACATCTGATTTATCTTGAATTGCTAATTTAAGTCTTCCTGTTTGTGGATCGTAATCCTTAACAAGAAGCGCAGGGAGCAATATATTTACAGAGGGAAGATGAATTGGTCCATCATAATATGCAAGAGGAGCTAAAGGTTTTTCTCCGTATCGGATTTGACCGACATTTATTTTATTTACGTCTATTTTTTGTAAAGGGACTGCCCACTCCATTATTTTCAACTTGGACATAGTTGTTTAACCTCAACACAGTCTTTAAACAAATAAGGGTTTATTTCCCCACTTAACGCATGATCGTATATATTCATTCTTTAAACGGGTTTGTTGTTTTCTTGTTAACTTTCTCGGACCCACAACCTTACCTGTTTTCCTAGCCTTCAAAACTTGTTTTATAGTTATATTAGCATTCTTGCGGCATTTAGCAGTGATGTTTTTTACCATTATACTATAAGGTAATATTTTATTAAGACGTTGGTCTAAACTGCGCATGCTATTTAGTCTTAGAGCATGGATTCGCTTAATATATCCTGGAGAGGACAATCAGGCACAGGTAAAAGAACACAACTTGTACAAGGTTTACAACAAATTGCTAGGCTGAGAGGTATGCCGTTCACAATCCAGAAGAAACTCTTTCATGTACAGAATTCAAAAGGCGATGGTACAGAAATCTCTACAACAGCTGACGAAGAGGATGACGCCGGTCCCACTTCAGAAAAGAACGCGATCCCCTATGAATTCTCTTACATACACGTTGGGTTTGACATTGCGCGCATGTCAATGCAGGACAAGATTTACCTAAGACCAATTCTACAGCGCTGGGGCAGCGGCTCACAAGTTCTTGCTGGGCATCAGGGGCGCGGCTCACGTATTATTGTCTTTTATCATGCGCATCTTCTAAGCACAGAATCATGTTTTCTTTTACACTCTTTACTTGAAGAATGTGGCAGAGATGTTTCAGTATGGTTTACATCAGAGATGCCGATTCCTGTAAGACTAAATGATTATTTTTTGGAGATACCAGTTGGCGGTGGTGACAGAGCATTAGAGAATTATAAAATGTCTCTAGAAAATACTCTTCTTCCTACGTGGGCTGATATTTTTCGTTTGAAGTTGCTACACTGGTCTTCGTTGGGACCGCCTGTCTTATCTGAGACAACGCAGATTCGTGCTTTTCTGTATGAATGTTTAATGCGAAATTTGCGGTGGGTTGAAGCCATTCATATTTTACTTGATGTTCTTCTCTTACTCCCGATATCAGAAGAGAAGCGCTTACGAGCTCTAGATGTGTTAGCGAGACAGGAAGCAACTGCAGCAGGTCAAACGATACCGAGTTATCGGATTCCACTTCTATGGGAGATGATGTTTCTAAATTTACGAGAGTCTTTGTCTTCAGCTACTGTAGAGAATGAACCCTCTGGTTCAGACATGTGTGATCCAAGCCCAAATCCTGTTCCAGTTACCACCGTTACAGTGGCAAAACGACAGCCCGCTCAAAAACGACGTGGAGGAGTTCAAAAGACAGACGGATGAAAGTGTATTTGATCCTTTGCTTTTACGTGCATCAGTATGGAAGGATTTTGAGGAAGGACGCTCGGTTATGCGCTGTAAACAATGCTCTTTAGCGCGAGTCTTATGGATTCAGCCAAAAAATAAAAAGGTAGAACCTGATTGGTCTACATGGGGTCGTGTATTTCAATGGTATGGAAAACCTAATGACGGTACACAGTGGTGTATCTTTTGGTTTCCATCTGAATTAAAACGAACGGCTCCCGAACGAGGTCTTGAAGTGGGTCCAGCACACATTAACGGCGGATATACAATACCCTGTACATCATCTGCCATCGTAATCTATAGACGAGAAGAAGCAACTCGTGTTCTTCTCCATGAAATGTCTCATGCTGCTTGCTTGGATGATCAGTCTGAGTCGCTCGTTATGCGCGAGGCAAGAACTGAAACATGGGCTGAGATATTTCTCGTCGCAATAAAGTCTGAAGGATCGTTACAAAAGGCTGAACGCCTGTGGAAATTTCAGACTCAATGGATTGCAGATCAGAATGAGTTTTTACGACGCAATCATACTGTACAAGGACAAAATAACTATGCTTGGCGATATACACTAGGTAAAGAATTTATCTTGAACCAACTGCGAATTCATTTACCGGCACCGCGCTCATTCAGCTCAAAGTCTCTGCGGTTTACACATATAACACTATGCTCTTGATTTGAAAATTGATTTCTCTTTCATGCCTATATCTGTAAAAAGTGTTAAATGGGAATACGTGGTTTATATTCATGTATCAAATGCTATGCTGTACCCATTCATCCCGAGTCAGAAGAACCTCTCGTCATTGGTATTGATACCTATGCACTCTTTTATAAATACAAGGAGAATCTAACAGAACTCTTTACATTTATACAAACACTTTGTTTTAACGGTCGGCACACACCAATCTTTATTGTGGATGGTGTTCCTCCGGTAGAAAAACAACAGGAGCTTCAATTACGAAAGAATCAGAGAAAGGCTGCCTATACACAGGCTATTGCTCTCAAAGCTTTCTTACTAGAGCCGAGCTCCCAAGATCTAGCGACAGATGCTAGAGCTGTCCTCGAATCAAAAGTACTTCAATATGAAAGTGAATCGTGGGCAGTTTACAGGGAACTCCGAGAGCAGTTCGTCCGGATGGCAAAAGAGAAGGGCTATGAAGTCCGGTTAAGTCAAGGGGAAGCGGATGCCGATTTAATGAAGATGAATGCCCAGAACGAAATACAGGTAGTGTTAGGCAATGATATGGACTATTTTGTCGGCAATGTTGAACGATTATGGATAATTATGAAAGATACAAAGGATGTACAAGAGTTTAGGCGTTCGGCTATTTCGAAGCAACTTGGTATTCGTTCGGATTCTTGGCGAGATGTGGCAATTCTCTCCGGGTATGAAAAGGCGCCCGAGCTTCGCCGAGTTCCGGCGAGCCATGCAATTTCACTGCTTCGGTTCTATGGATCTTTGGAGAAGGTTCTTTTGAAACGATCTGAGCTTCTTCGTGGAAGTACGGTAGATGAATTCTTGGCTGCCAGGAAATTATTTTGAGTTTGCGTAAAATATTTTCTTTTGTATGAATATATAACAAATGTCATCTGTATTATCTGGTGTCTCTCAGATTTCTCGCAGTGGAACTCAGCTTGTTACTCTCTCAGCGAACGGTTTCTTCTTCTCTGATGCCACGATTGGCTCAGCGACCCTCCTCGAGGGCTTGACAGCTGTTACGGCGGCGAACGGCTTGGTTCGCGCCACTGGCACGAACATCGTATTCGATACTGCTACTAACCTAATTGCAGCGACGGCTCTGGGTGGCAGCTTAGCCAACTATACAACCCGCTACGCGACTGTTCTGGGCACCCTCTTCAAGGACATGGGTAAGAATATCTATGTTTTCGTACAGGGCAGTGGCGCCCAGCCGCCGCTCCTCTTCTGCGTGCTCACGCGTGTCATGCAGGTATCTGGACAGGCGTCAACGGGCAGCGATTCAACGGGCAAGACGGAACAGGACAGCGCTGGAAGAATGGGCTACGTGGTTACATGGTCAGCGCACTCACTTGGTGCGGGCGGTGCAACTGCTGTCGTGGTCGCGCGCGTCGGACACGGACACGCCTTCTAAACAGTAGATATATAGGATCAAAACTTTTTTTTTACAGCGTTATACGACGTAAAAAAAGAGGGGACGGTCAATGTGGGGGTCGAACCCACGACTTTTCGGTTAACAGCCGAATGCTCTACCGACTGAGCTAATCGACCAAAGAACTAGCAAAAGAGCTAATCAAGTAAAATGAAAAGATATTAATTATTTGTTTATAAGATGTTTACGCAGGGACAGGCGCGACGACCTTCGGCTCCTTGACGTAGTGGGTGTTGAGGTAGCGCTGGAGGTTGAAGTACGTGAGGTTGTCCGCATCCGTGAGGCGGAGCAGCTTCTTGAGCGCGGCATCAGGCTTGATGTCGTGCTTGTTCTTCAGGTTCTTCTCCTTCACGTAGTTGTTGATCTCACGCGTCACATTTGAGCGGGAGATCAGCGTACCCTTGGGCTTGCCAAGGAAGACGCAGAGCTCCTCCGTGACCTTCGTGGGGATCTCGAAGATGGAAGGACCGCGCGGCTTGGCGCCCTCCTCACCCTCGACCTTGACGCGACGGCGGCGCTTGCGCGCATCCTTGATCTCGCGGTGCACACGCTTCTCGAGCTTCTTGACCTCAGTGATCATCGTCGAGACAACCTCGCGGAGACCCGTGAGACGTCCGAGAACAACCTTGAGGTCATCGTCGAGGGTGGTCGCCGGCATCTCCGCAACCGGCGCAGACTCGGTCGTGGCAGTGGCAGCCACCACTACAGGCGCCGCAACAACTACAGGCGCAGCCGCAGCCGGCGCCTTCGTGGCACGCGGCTTCTTCTCAGCAGCCGCCGCCTTCGCAACAGCGACAGGCGCGACCGCCGCAACAGGCGCGGGCGCAGCCGCAACTACAGGCGCTACAACCGCCTCAACCTTCTTAGACACACTACGCTTAGCAGCAACAACAGGGACAGAGCTCATCGTTATACTAGTACCGGTGGAAGAATTCATCTAAAACAAACGCACTACGCAATTTCTAGGATTCAAACCGCTCAATTTTTGTTTTTTTTCCTCGAAAATCGTCCGTAGGTTTAACACAAAAACTTTTATTTTTTGAAATCGGAAACCGGATGACTCAATCTCGGGGGTTTACAGATATGCGTAAAAAAAGTTCCTCTTTAAGGCAACACGGAACATACCCGATTAACAAATAGAAACAAAGAGGATGCCTTCCGAAAAAGTATGTCAAAACGTTAAGAGTCGGAAGTTTCCTAACGTTCAATGCCCTTTTGCAGCAACACATGTAGATTTTTGCCACAGGCATTATAAAAATCCACTCCGTTTTATTTCTAAAAAAACGGAATGTGATCATGTTCATACACGAAAGGAACATGCTTTTGCTGCAAAAATTCAAGCGTTCTGGAAGAAGAGACTTCCCTATCATAGGGCGCATACACATGGACCATCCTTCTTTGTTAAATCAATTTCACAAAACGACACAGAAATCTATTGCCTGGAAGCAATAGAAAAGATACCTCAGCAGTACTATTTCTCATTCATTGACTCAAAGAAGAGCTGCTGGACATTTGACCTCCGCAGTCTGAATCATTTACTCTTGGAGGATATCCATTTACGGAATCCCTATACTCGTGAGGCTTTCTCAGACATGAATCTGGAGAAAATAAAAAATCAAATTGCTAAACTAACAGCCCAAAAACTTCCTATCTTTTACCCTGTTAAAGAGAATTTGAATTCAAAACAACTCTGGAACGAAAAAGTTCTGAATGCGTTTATCAAACTTGATAGTCTTGGATACAGAGCATCCCCTCAGTGGTTTGAATCAATGAGCTTTCTTGATCATGAGCGATTCTATAAGTACTTGTATAATTTGTGGACATATAGATTAGGTCTTACACCGCAAGAAAAAATAGCAATTGTCCCTGGTTGTTTAACGAATCAAACTCGTCTTTTTCGTTGGACTCCAGACCAAGTACAAGGTGGGCGTTATGATCTACAGTGGTGGCGTAAGCAAAACCTGGAGATCATAAGAAGAATTATAGATACATCTGAAGATAAGACAAAGAGATCCCTCGGCGCCTTATATGTAATTATAGGATTTACATCTGTATCAAAGTCGGCGACTGAAGCCTATCCGTGGGTTGTAGAAAGCATACCTGCTTAACCTATCGTAAAGATAAATACGTGCCAGCAATATAACGTACATTCTTATAACCCATACTGTAAAGTTTCTCTGATGCAGCCCTCGCCCTTTGACCTGTATTACAATAGACTAAAATCCGCGCAGTTTTATCTGGTAAAACAGAAGATGCTTTCTGTTCTATTTCACCAGTAGGTAAATGAAGAGCACCAGGAGCATGACCTAAATTATATTCAATATTTGTTCTTACATCAACAATCGTATCAAATTCTTTCGCAGCAATCTTAGCCTTTGCCTCATCTCCACTTATATAAAGAAAACCATTAACTGCATATCTGTACAAAAGATATACAATTACTACAATAAGTACACCAGTGGCAAATAAATAACTAGTTCTTTGTTTCATCTTACTTAATGCTGTGTTTTAAAACGCATTGAAATTAGACTCTCGGGAGTATCTGTACACGCACACGCACTTGGTTGCCCCGCACTAGGAAAGTAGAATGTATTACATACTTTACACGCGGGCTGCTGCGCATTGCTCGCAAACTGCGCAAACGGAGCTTTAGAACGATCATACCGATTTACACTGAGAGCAATACCAGGAAAGAAGGCAGGATCGGGATCACTGCAAACAGCACACTTCTGTGCGGCTTGAAGAAGACCGAGAGATCCAGAATTGGTCTGATTACCAGTTGTTACAAAAGTTTTACAGCATTCATCATCTACTAATGTTTCTCCAATTCCTCTCTTAGAAGCACCAAATGATTCACTGTGTGCGATAGCTGCACCAGTACCACGCTTAAACACATTACCTGAATTGAGAGCCTGGTTCTTCATTGTTATTTCACTGGCATCGCGCGGCTTTCTTCGAGCTAGATATAATTGTGCTTCCTCTTGACGCCTTCTTATTAATTCACTGCTGCTCATAGCCATTTTTTTACCTATTCAGGAAATTGAAAAAAACCGCCCAAAAATTGATTCGGATTTTCACCCTGAAATCCACTAGACCGAGTTTTAGAATGAGCAATCTTATTGTATCTCCTAAGAATTTTAACTGCGCGAACATCGTTATCACTCCTCTGAAGTCGCTGGACTCAGGTGCAAAGCAGGCGTATGTAAACTACGCCTATGATGCGAATACGCGTAAGAACCTATCCGTTCAGATCGCCACTCTCCCTGTTCCCTATGGCATGAACATGTTTGACAAGGCGGGTCCTCCGAAGTACAGTGTAGATCTCTCTCTGCGCGGCTATGATGAGAATCCCAAGGTCAAGCAGGTTTATGAGATGTTTACTGCACTCGATGAGTACATGATCGATCAGGGTGTAGCAAACTCCAAGACGTGGTTCAAGGCGCAGCTGACGCGTGATGTCGTCAAGGCGTTCTACACGCCTCTGGTTCGATGGTCGAAGGATGCTGAGGGCAATGTGAAGCCGTATCCTCCGACTCTGAAGGTTCAGCTCAAGCAGCGCGATGGCAAGTTTGATGTCACGCTGTTTGATGAGAACAAGAACGAGCTGAAGGGTGTACCGCTTGATGAGCTCCTGGTAAAGGGCTCTCAGGTGACCTCGGTGATCCAGTGCACGAGTCTCTGGTTTGCAGGATCCAAGTTTGGTCTGTCATGGAAGGCGCTCCAGATCCGCATGGATAAGATGCCTGACAATATCCGTGGTTATGCGTTCCAGGACGATGACGATGTACCGGCTCCCAAGCCGAAGGTCGTAGTACAGCAGAAGGTGGCGCCTGTGACTGCCGCGAGCCCGAACAAGTTCTCTTCCCTGGATGCTGAGGAAGAGGAAGAGGGCGAGGATGATGCCGCATTCTCTGCTCCTGCTCCCCAGAAGCAGCAGCAGCAGTCAGTTCTTAGCGCCATGATGCCCCAGGAGGAGGAGGGCGAGGCTGAGGAGGTTGAGCCAGTCAAGGTGCCGGTAAAGACCACGGTCACTGCAAAGAAGATCATCAAGAAGGTAGGCGGTAAGTAAAGTAAATAAAAGCATATAAAAACGAATACACATAAATAAAAAGAAAAAACATATTTTTAATGATTTCTCTGTGCCGATACTCAGCAAGATCAATAACTACAATTTGGACAAGTTGCACAGGAACAGGAACAGGAATATAAATAGATTTTCTACATATTGCGCATTGTAAATCGTCACCACAGAAGCGATGCCACTGTTTAATACACTTTGCATGACAATAAATTCTACATTCACAACTAAAGAGATTTTCTATACAAAATATCTTTTGTCGGTTTGTTCTTTTTTCTAAGCAAAATAAACATACACGGCTTTCGCCCATGAATCCTATAGATATCTACGGATTTTACTTTGTGCAGCCGCAATTACTAGGATTAAATTCATAAGGATTCGCCGTCGCATCCGTACTGCAGTAGCATTTACCCAAATTTCTCTCCGTAACAACAGTCGCGGTCTGATTATTCGTTTGCTCTCTCTTCAATGTTGTACCAGTGGCAACAACATTCGTGTAAAACGCGGCGAGCGCTTTCGCTTGTCTCCTCTGGGTTAAAAGAGATGAATCAAAATTACGAGTTGGCATTCTAATTTCTCACTAGAAAAAAATGGAGTCGAGCTGGTGGAATGAATATATTTACATTGCAATTTGGTTTGTTATACTTTTGTGTATTTTACTCGGTGTATCGTTAAGTCCTACGAAAGATAAGTTTACTGATATAACAAGAACACAAGATATTGATTTACAAGCATTCTTTCAGCCGTATCATATAAGCGAAGTGTGTGCTCTTTTTAAACCAGTTTATGATTCGATTGTTCTTTCATTCAATCCATTAGAAGGTCAAGCAGCCCGGGATGAAGCCGATAAAGACGTAAAAAAGCATATTCCAGGAGGAAAACTTTCATGTTCTTTAGTTGTACCATCATCTAAAGAGCCGCAAGACGTTTTCAATTTCCTTTCAAGTCTGTCTGATACATATCTAGCCGACGTATATGCGACACTTTTGTACAGTACAGCCACACTTCAGTCGAATTTAGAACAAGTCAAATCATCCTTATCAACTGTCCCTCCGACACCCCCACCTGGAAAGATCTTCGAATCCTTTGAAGATGTATGTAGTCCCCAAGATGCCACAAAAAAACGCGCGGCTCAGGTTCCCACCTGTCTGCTACCGGAAGATGTAACGCCTGAAGCTCTGAATGTTAAAAGTAAAGAGAAACTTGCTAAGTTAGAGGCTGCATTAAATAATTACAAGTCAAAAAGCACAGAACCAATTGCCCTTAGACAATTATCTTACACTGATTTACTTCAAAAAGGAAAAGACCTTTTAAAAGAACTTCTAGCTTTAAAAGCAAAATTAGAAGCGGGTGATGTGACACCCCCTCAATCCGAATCATTTACAGATTTATTTAGCCTTCAATATCAATAGGTAGTTTCCGAGTACCTTTACTTTTACTCTTAGAGCGACGCGTTCCTTTTTCTTCCTTCATCTTCAAAATACGAGCAACTTTCTCTTTTAGCAAGGTAGGAAAACTCTTTTGATATCCACTACATTGAATGGAAAACGCGGGGAAAAACGCTTTATCTTTCTTACGAAGTTCCGAGGAGAGTTCAATAAGTTTTTGGCACAAGCATGCAATTGAATACCCAAAAAAGAGATGATCTTTTGTAAAGATCTGAATTGCCAAGTAAAATGTCAACAGTGTATCAAAACTTCCTACAAGAAGTTCTTTATTGCCATTAAGATGAATTGTGTTATAGGAATGACACGCTTGATCTTCAATAAGCATTGCAACAGGTTTTCCATTACACCGGACTACAGCACGATTGGGAAGAATACCTCCTTCGAGCCCTTTAACAACTTCAACATCTGTAATTTCTTTTCCAAGAAGTTCTCGGATTTCAAACGAATCTTGAACAAGCTTGGGACTCAAGAAAACAACAGTACCTCCATTTTTAACAAACCATTGTACACCCGGAGACTTGAATTTCTTAAAACGCATAGAAAAGGAATAGAGTGCCGCCACTTCAGCACCCACTAACACACGATGTTTATTCAAAAGAAATCCTAAGAGTTTTTCGCGGATTTCTACGGGTATTGATGTGCTACGAGGAAGTGTACTACACTTGATTTTTGCTTTGAGAGGAAATGCTTTATTTAGAAGGAGAAGTCGCTCGTAAACTTTATCCCAACGTGTAACTTGTCCTCTCGGTCTGCTCAACTCTAAATACATATTCATACGAAGAAAGTCGGGATCTGCATAATAAATTCCATCTTTTTTCAATGCTCTTTGATGTACAATCTTGTAAAGATTAGGATTCATAAATGTAATGTCAGCAATAGCTATAAAATTTACAAGAAGTTTATGTGTGCCTTCATGAATACCTATACGCTCTGTGACTTCAGTAAATCCGGCGTGATGTAAGTCCTTAGCCAAAAGAACTAAATCATCTTGAGGATTTGGTGAAAAAAAGTCATAATCGGGGAGATCCTTGTCTTTATCATAAAATTTCATGTTTTCTGGTAAGATAGCATTGATGGCAGTACCGCCGTAACATACACGACGCTTTCTACGAAGGAAATTTTCTACAATGTCGGTGGCATAAAGAAGTTCGGGATTATGAGCAGTTTCATAATGAAGAATATCGTCAGCTTGATCAATCGCCTCTTCAAGTCGCTTTAATTCTTTTTGTATAGAACCTCTATATAAAAAAGAACTTTTTAAGGGAGCCTTTTGTACATCCTCCTCCATACTACTTATTGAGGAGATTGAACTGCGCCTCCCATCGCATCCACTTTCGGGCTGGGTGCAGCAGGTGTAAAGTTATCAGGCTTGACGAAGCGGATACCCTTTGGTTTAGGACGGTAACTAACCTTTGACCAATAGGAAAGAAGATAACCGAGTTGATTTTCTTTGGAGCTTTCAGGTTCTGTCGGTGCTGTCGTTACTGCCGCTGCGCCTTTTGTTTGTACAGGACTTGTAAACTTACCTTCTTCACAGATAAAGAGTGGAACACTCTGAATACCGAGTGTTTCTTCAAGGTATCTGAGTGTAATGAAGGAAGGATTCTCGCCCGAATCACCTGTAGCCATTGTCCAGGCTAGTTTTGTCTTACCCACAGTTGTCGCTTGTTGATCGGTCGGTATACTACTAAAAAATTCAATGGTATCAATAACTCCTCTGGGTATTGTTGTCGGTGCTGTCATCGTTGCGCCGAGCGCGTTTGTAGACGTTTTGTAAATTGTTAGATTTACTAAATAATCGAGATCGGCTGCAGGCGAGTACTTGGATGTAGATGTTCTGAATCCTGATGTATCTATATTGGCAAAAAAGAGTACTTTCTTTTCAAATGATGAGATCGGCTGGTACGGAATATCGTTTTGTTTTGTTTGGCGGTGATAATCTCCCTCAGATGTTTGTCCTAAATGATAGGGGACAAGCGGTTGTAATTTAGTCGCAACCTTGGAAAGAAAAGGAAGATAATCTTGCGACTTCGGGTCGGGTGTATTTACAAAATATAAGACAACGATTAAGGGGTCGTTGGGATTATTTACAAGATTTCCGAAAGCGAGGTCCGCAAGTGTCTGTGCAACCTTACCGATATCGCCGGCATTTGTAGACCGTATTACATTACTACTGTCCCTATAAAGAAGTATAGGTTCATTGGGATTTCCAAAGAGATCTACATTGAGTGTAGTATCATTTCCATAATAATCTATGTTGAGTACGAAACATCTGGCGCCTGTTTTAAGAGCCATTGTAATGGCATCTTTTTCTCCGTAGGCACCATTAACCTTTGGTCCAAGAAATCCAGCGTGTTGAACAGTCAGTGGACTGTAATTAATGAAACATTTTTCATTTGTTTGTAGAGGCTCGCCAAGTTCTACAGGAAGTGCTGTATTCACACCAGCGTGTGATGTATAGAATTGCGCAAGATTTGTATCAACGGCGCCCTTTTGTGTAAAGGCATTATTTGCAACATTTTGGGGTGTTGCTATGAGCTTATTTTGTGAAACTGCGATGTAAATACATCCAATGATGAGACCGACGAGTAAAAAGATTCCAACCCATTTAAGAATTCCCATCCAATCAATTCCTTTTGTCATATTTGTAATAGTTTCTGTAGGAGTCGTTATTGCAGTTTTCGAAAGACTATTTGTTATATTTTGTGCCGACGGCATTCTTTCTAGGCTGAACTGAGATATTCCTTTTCAAATGCGCTGCGCTCCAAGATCCGGATACCCATGTCGCCTGCCTTCTTTGCCTTTGTGCTAGTGGTATCGGATCCGGCTGTTACCAGAATCTGTGCCTGCTTTGTGAGCGAAGGCAAGAGTACAATTCCCTTTTGTAGGCACGCAGCCTCGAATTCAGAAGAGCGGAATCCAGTGACTACGATAAAGAGATTTGCATTTGTCTTTGTTGTAGTAATAGGCGCGACAACACCGATAGGCACAACCGTCATGGGAAACTGCTCCTTACGCCACTTCTCATACCTATGTAATATGCCAACGAAGTCGCGGAGGGACTGCTCACTCCAACCGTCAGCCTTCATCTGAACAAGCGTCATCGTCGTCCACTTCTTCCAATCGGGCTCCATCTGAAAGAGCGTAGTCAGCTTCGTCTCACCCACACCGCGTGGCATAAGGCTTGACGCAATCATCAGAGTCATTTCATTCGCGCCCTGCACCTTCTCAATAAATGCCTTCTGAATCTTTACACCATTTCCCTTACCAATGGCATCACACCACTTCTCTGTGCTGAGCTCCATCAGCATACGAGGTGTCGTATATCCAGCCTCGACTAGCTTCTTTACAAGCCCGGGACCTAGGTTGGGAACCGAGAGTGCACTCGCAAAGTGACTGAGCTTGACAGCCAGTGTCTCCGCCGTCGCAGCCTGGTCCTTCGGTACACAGATATGTACATGAGTAGCGTCCCACTCGTATGCGCTGGGAAACGGGATTGTATCGGATCCCTCAAGTACTGCATCCACGGTAGGAATTACGTCGCCACTTCTCCTGATCCGAATGCGGGCTCCAACGCCGAGACGCTTCTCTACGAGCAACTTGGCATTGTGTCCACTGATAAACTCAATCCGCACATCCTTGACCTGAACAGGCTCAATCTGGATACGAGGAATGATATAGCCCTGATAACTAGGCGCCCAGAGAATCTGCTTTACCACTGTATCAGCACACTGATCGGAGATGACCATCTTGAATGCCACACAGTCCTTCGGCAAGGTAGAGGTAGTTCCTAGAGTCTGCCACTGAGGAACGCAGTCTATACCGACGACAATTCCATCGGTTGCGTATTTGCTCTCCTGGCGGCGCTTCCGAAACAAGGCTTCGAGTGTAGAATCTGTAAGATCCCGGCTGGGAATGGCGGCGCGCCAAGGAATTTCAAATCCGTGAATTTCGAGAAAGTTAAACTGCGCAAGGCGGTTCAGTCCAGCCGGTTCAAGAACTTCGTAGGCGACAAAGTGGAGTTTCTTAGCATCTGCGGGACTCGGGGAACTGTGGTGAAGAACTCCATTCACCCACGCCCTTGTCTCACCCTGTGTAATAATCTCGCCACGAACCACACATCGAACAGTATTTACAAGACCCTGAATATGCTGGACGTAGTTCTTAATCTCTACACCGTCCTCGCCATCGCCGCGTAAGTAGAGACTTCCACTGCCGGAAGTCCAGAGCGCGCTCAGACCATCGAGCTTATCACTCGCTACAAACGTTGTGGACTTCCCAGCAAACTTCTCGACCGTTCCAGTCCCGGGCTTGATCTTCTGGAGAGACGGCATGCAGAAGGGAAGGCGAACCGTAGAGCCACGCGGTGTGGCGCCCACAGATGTCAGGAACGGATGAGTAGGGCACATTGCCTCCAACTTATCACGCAACTCGTCGTACTCCTCGTCGGTCATAATCGGCTGTCCCGTATTGTAGTATGCATCAGACGCAGTCTTCAACTTCTTAACAATTGATTCCATGTTGTATGATAACATCATGGAAGGAATTTAATTCAATTTTTACATTTATATGCGAAATAAACGATCTGCCTTATTTAACCGACGCGGAATCCATCTAAGTTCAACCCATTCCATGTCTTTTGCTAAGTTGATGATGTCCTCATAATAAACCGCAGCATACTCTTGTTTTGGTCTGCATTTGTATATAAGTGAATTCATTACAGATAAATTGTCATTTTCTATTTGTACAGAATCTACATCACATTCTTGTGTCATAAGAATACCATCTTTTACAGAGCACCATTCGGATTCATATGAATTCTTATGTTCGAAATAAGTCTTTACAGATTTATAAGTTTCATCTGTTTTGAGTAAAGATGCCGTCCTCGAAATGCGATCATTGTAACGAAAGGAGCCGTCGGTTTGCAGTTTAGCGAGAAGAGGCGGCGCGAAGAGTGTTTTCTTTACCAGGGCTGAAAACGCGGCAATCGGTCGCTTTGACATCTATTTATCGCCTGTTTTTTCTAGTTTGCCTGCGTTCTATTGCCGCTCCTGCTGCAGCTGCTGCCGCTCTCCCTCTAGTAAATTTATTTTCAACCTTTTGTTGAACATTTGCTTTTAATCGCCCGGCAAGATTTTGATTCGCAGATTTCCTTCTCAATCCGGCAATCTTTTTAGTTTCAGAACGCAATTCCATTTGGAAGATGGAGGCGCCTTGAGAACGACAAACAAAATTGTACAAGATTACTGGAACATTTTTATCTTGATATCGTTTTAAAATACTAGCGCTATCGGCAGGAAAATGTTCATCAAAAAGTTCATCAACCATTTTAAACGGTACTTTTCCTTTCTTAGGTAAAACAGCCTTGAGTTCATCAAATGTAGGATAGACTGATTCTTCAAACGCCATTTCAAGGTCTGCAATCTCTAGATTGGATGAATCGAGTTCTTCTCCAATAATAAATCTCCGTTTTGTTTTGATTGGATATTCATATAAACCGGATCGTGTTAACCAGGACGTGCTTTCATCGTCGTTTGTTCCTGCTAAAAACAATTGAAATTCAAATAAGTTGGCTTCTTCATTTTTATTACCTTCTGCAATATGAATTTCAAAACCTAGTTCTTTTTCCAATTGTTTCTGATATTTACGTGGATTCATGATGTGTTTTTGCGTATCTTCATCCGTTTGTTTAAACAACTTATTAATCGCTTTTAAATTTATTTCTACAATGGATGGTTCTCCACAGAGAACAGCTGTGACAATACAGCATCCTTTAGGAACTTGTTTTCTTTCAAGGCTATCATTACCATGTCCAAGTATAGTACAGGCGACCTCATACGCCATCTTATTAATGATTCATATAATCTTCCATGGCTTTTTCGTATGCGTCAAAATGTTGTTCAAGACCATTGAGTTTAATAACTTTGAGTTTTGCTGTATCTGATATTTTACCGCCTTTGAAAATGTTTTTTCCGACAAGACTGACCTTTGGATTGATCATGACTTCCTTAAAGAAATTTCCGCTTTGTTTAATGGCTCTAGATAATGTGACTGGATCTTTAATGAGGACTGGAGCAGCCGGAACTTTCCAGCGTGGAACTTCACATAATATAGTGATAAGAAGTCCTAATATGTTTTTCCTATGTTTTCCTGTAAATCGAGGATCAGCACCTTTAAACAAATCTAAGAGACATTGAAATTCTTCGTGCATGCGAATCATAGATCTTGACGCAAAATCCTTATAGGCTTCTGCGCATAGATCACCAAAGTAGTAAATAACATCGGCTTTAGCTTTTCCTTTAAGATTTGCTGAGCCACGTTGTACACTGGTTAGTCCGGCTCCATGTTCTTTTCTTGCTTTGGCATCTTCTTCAAGTGTCCATTTTGTCCAGAAAAGTGCCTTTTCAATGGAACCTTCACTGATTGCTTTTAAAAATTCGCATCCAACAGTTCGTAGGGCGCTCATGTCATGTCCATGTTGGTAGACTTTTTTAAGAGCTTGTGTTTCTGGCGCGGAGGCGACATTTGCGAGCCAGCCGTCTCGATGAGTTTCGGGACCGACTTTTGTCCAGACAAGTCTACTTCGTCGTGGGCATTCATGTAAGACATAGATAAGTTCTGAGACACGTGTCTGGAATTCTTCATCTTTGATCAGATCATCGTCGGCATATTTTGCAATCATTGCGTCGATTTCTCCAATACGTTTTTTGAGATAGACGAAGACGCGAGGGGACGCAATTCCGACGTGTTGTATTGCGTAATCCCAGATGAGCTGTATGAAGACTGTGAGACCACCGCTACAAACTAGATCGGCGGCAAAATGAAGAGCACGCCCGGTTGCGATGACTCCGCTTTCGAGCATAGATGCCTGTAGTGATTTGAAAGATTCGGATGGAAGATACCCGGAGCGTGTACGAAATTCTTTTTTATCGGGGTCTGCCTTCACTTCTTTTGGAATGTTAAGAACAGTACCTTGAAACATTGTCAAGCCTTGACAAACATCAAGATATTTTATTTATATTTTGGACTCACAACTTTCTTACCTGACGCACGCGGTATGAGCCCTTTCGCTTTCAGGCTGGCAAGCATTGTGAAACCGATTGATTTACCTTGCTTCCACCGACGAAGATACTTGCGATTTTTAGCTGTTGCTCTGTAACCACCTTTACTACGTCTGTAGTTATTTTTACGCGTTCTACCACCTTTCATCATACAGCCGCAAGCGCCGCCATTCTGGGCAAAAGGTTGCGTCATGGACGCAGGTGGCAAAGTTTGCATATCACATCCGCATCCAGGGGACATTTCTCTCTATAAAGAAAGAATGTATTTACCTCCCAAATATTTTGGAACTTTATCCAAAAACAAAACAAGAAAACGCGTGAAAGAAATCCAACATTTTGGCAAACTGGATTGGAAAAATCCTAAAGCCTACGTCGGGTTTCAGACAGACAAAGGCGCCAAAACGAGAAAATCATCTTACACCGCAACTTGGCATCGTAAGTATCCAGAGATAAAGTCTCTCAAAGATAAAGCAAAGCTTACAGGAGTGCCTCTCAGCATGATACAAAAGTCTTATAACAGAGGTATGGCTGCCTGGAGAACAGGGCATCGCCCGGGTGCTACACAGCAACAATGGGGATATGCGCGCGTAAGTAGTCTCTTGTTAGGCGGAAAGACCGCACAAACAACAGATTCTGATTTAGTACGCGCAGCTACTAGACGTAGTAAGAAAGCTAAGCAATGGTATAAATCTATTCACTATCGAGTTCCTTCTTCTCCTCATCTAAGCGCTTGACAAGGCGCTCGCACGCCTTCTCCCATGTGTACTTCATGACTGTCTCACGAGCCTTCTTGCCATGCGCCAATCTTTTATCAGAATCATTTACATACTCTTCCATTGCTAGGCAGACATCGTGCGGGTCGCAAGCAAATGCCTCACCGCCGACGGGTGAGAATGCAGTCGGCATATAGTAACGGAATCTCGGCTTAACCAATGATGAATTCTCAGGGTTGCAGAACTCCTTGTAGCCACCAATGTCAGGAACGACCTGCGGAACACCTACACCCATCTGCTCAAACTGACAGAGTCCAAAACCCTCACCATCCGATGTACTGATACCTACATCAGCCATGCTGTAAAACATATTAATATCGTGATCTGAGAATGACATGTCCTGTGTGCTTATCATAAGTCTGTTGCTGAACATCTCTGTAGGGACATTCCGTAACTTGAGTTCCCGCTGAAAGATCTCAAAGAGCCACCAGCCACCCTTCTCACCCTTGTCGCAGATACACATGAGGAACAGCGGCTTTGTCGGATACTTTACGATTAGTTCTACAAACGCCATGATCAGTAAATCATAGCGCTTCCGTGGTTGATTACGATTTAGATTTAGAAACAAAAAGATATCATTCGGAATACCGACCTGTTTGCGCGCAAGTTCCTTTGGTACGGGGAAGAACTGATTACTATCAAAACCGTGTAACAAAACATCGAGAGGACGTGTAATACCCTGATCTTTGAGGCATTTCTTCCAGTGATTTGTGAAAGCAAAGATACAATCGGCATCACGATTCAGAATATCAAGATACCCTTGAAGCTGTGTGTTGTAGACTTGGTCACAATAGACCCAGAGTTTAAATGTTCGAGGAATATTATTCTTCCGAATCTCTTCTAAAAACTTAGCGACGACAGACATATCGTTGTAGATCATGATAACATTTGGCTGCTTCTTTCTAATAACGTCAGGTAGTTGTGAAAAACCGAACCCCTGACCTGGTTGCTGAAGTGTTGGGGCAGCTGCCTTCTCCAATGCAGCAGCATCAATAACTTCTACATTGCTAGGGTATGGGCGATACTGTTGCGGAATATTGTTAAACTTCTGAAAACCGAAATGAGTGACTTGGAGCCATGATTGCTTTGCAAGTTGCTGAATAATACCCCAGGTAACTTTGCTGTAGCCAGTAAATTGATGACAGTGAGTACCGACGAGTAGAAACTGAAGTTTTTTATTATCCTTGATAACGATTTGTCCTGAAGGTTCAGGCGCACCTTTCACGACGAGCTGTGGTGCTCCTGATTGAATAAGACTTTCAATACTTTTTAAATAGGAGGGCAGAGAACTCTGGTCCATACTTTCTAAACCAATATAAGGCTTGCCCCTTAAATAGGTGTAGAATGCCAAAGAATAGAAGTCAAATTCGAGACATTTTTACAAACGCATCTTTTAAGAAATCACTTCTTCCTTATAGAAAACAGAAGATCTCTATTGCACTGAGGGAGGCTGTCTGGATACAAAAAATGGGCAGGGTCTTTTCAGCAAAATGCCCTGTTGTGTGGTGTCCGAATACAATCAGCGTCTTTGACTTTCAAAGCGGTCATAATATTCCTGAAGTGAAAGGTGGAAAGACCACCATCGATAATTTAATTCCTATTTGCGCTCGGTGCAATTTATCTATGGGAGATCGGTACACAATTGATGAATGGTCAAGTATGTACATGAGTTCTGAAAAACCGAAGCCCCAGGTTCAGCCAAAAAAAACATGGTGGCAATGGCTCAAGTGTTTTTAGTCTAACCCTAAAAACTTGCGCCCAATTTTGCTAGTTATAAACATACCGCATCCGGAGGCAATCTGAGCATAAAATACGGGAGTTCTTTTTGTGCAACAGAGTAAATACACTGATAAACCAAAAAAAAGTATCGCACTAAGCCAAAATAAGCTTGTAAAAGTATCCATTCTCTTTTCTTCTAATCTATACAAAAAAATAACTAAATGATGTTAAAGTTGATTTAGCAAATATGGACCATTGCGGTACATGTAATCATGACAATATTAAGGAGAATCCAATTGCTGTAGAACCAAAGAATAAGACAAAGTTTGCCTACCCAAAAAAGGATAGTAACGGCATTTCATAAATTTCTAACTAAATAATATACAATGGAGAGCGGTCTTACTATGGTATTACATTCATTAGTAATTGGAATTGTCCTATATTTTATAATGATATTTGGACTGGGACAGGACAGCAATGTGGCTGAAAATAGAAGTATTTTGATTGGATCAGTTGTTCTAATCTACATGATACTATTTGGTCACGGATTACCGACAAAAATAAACAAATATATTTAAAGCCATAGCGCGTAATTTTTGAATTTTTTTGGAAGTTGTTAGACTTGTAAAAAAGAATATTGCTATTTTATTGACGAAGAAGTGTCTGGTAATCGTTATTATACAAAAGCAGTCAGCAAATAAGCATCCGGCAATAATCGTAAATCAACGCGTAAGAACCACAGCAATTGAACAACATAATATAATATAATGGATAATATAGATTTAAAAAATATAAATCCAGTTGAATATTTAATAACACCATTAGCACCATATTTTATATGTAATCATTTTATTTCGACAGAGATGCATAATACTTCAGGGTGGAAATATATTGGTATGAATTTGGAATTAAAAGCAAATGATTTGATTAAAAATCAGAATTATAATGATATAAAAAATTTTGAAATAATTCAAGTTCAAGTAGATTTATTTGATTTTTTTTATGATGAAATATTACCCATTATAATTAAAAATCATTTAAAAGTTGTAATAATAACATCTCAATGGCATCTTCCACAAATTCAAAGAAACAATAAAACAGATGACTTATTAAATAAAAGTAATATTCTTTTATGGATATCTCAAAATCCAATTTATACAAATAACGAAAAATATATGTCATTTCCATATGGAATATGCCATAATAATATAAATGCCTATGTAAATTTTATAAATTCAAATAATATTAACATTGATAAAAATATAAAAATATTAAACCAGTATGCTTCTGTACATTACCATTTGCCAAATAATCATATAAGAAAAATGTTTGATATATTTGGGAAAAATAGTGGTAAAGGAAATGTAAATTATACAGAATTTTTAACAAACATATTAAATTCTGAATTTGTAATTTCAACATCAGGCGATAGAGATGATACTTATAGACATTACGAATGTATTGGGTTAAACGCAATTCCTGTATCAAATATTAATTATGATTATAAAGATATTTTTGGAGATAATATGGTGTATTCAAATGCTGAAGAAATGATAAATATGATTGACAAAAATATAGTTAATTATAATTACAGAAAACCAAATAGAGAAATATTAACTATTTCTTATTGGGTTTGTAAAATAAATGAAAAAATCAATTTATTAAAAACGCGGAGGCAAACGATCAACACATGAGAACCGCCGAAATTAAACAACACATTTAAAGTCCCAGTCTTTTCTTAACATCTTCCGCGACCTTTTTCTTATAAACTACCCAACGATTAAGTATAACCGTTCGATAGTTTTCCAAGAGCTGAATATTCTGTAGTAAATGCTCCGTTAAAGCCGCAGCCTCAGACCAATTAGATGAGGGCAGAATACCTATTTCATTCATAAGGCGAGCAGCAAGCGCATCATTATCACCATTTTTTACATAGAGAGGTATACATCCACATTCAAGTGCCTCATAAATACGGAAAGTCTCTGAATTATTGCCTACGGGGCAAGGTACAAAATACGTGTCTAAGAGAACAGCCAAATACTCTTTTCTCTGGATTTTCTGAGTGCTTTCCCATGAATCGGCGAAAACCGTGCGATTCGGTTGGATTCTGTTGAAAGGTTCCAGTAGTTCTCTGCGAGATCGCCACCCTGTGCCCATGAAAGACCAGCGATTGCTTCTGAAAGGGAGACGCGGTGTCTTCTCTGCGGGATTTTCAGAGCCACCTTCGATCGTATAGTGATATCCGAGAGGAATGACCAGAACATTCGAAGGCAGATTAGGACGCTCATACATTCGTATAACACCCTTGCACATGGGTAATGAATAAACTGATATATCATCATTTACATACTCATCGCTCAAATGTAGAATATAGAAGCCAGAACCAGAATCATTCCACTTTTTCAATAGTTCTATATATGCAGGAATATGATTCTTCTGGAAGAAGACAATAGGTGAGTCGGTTGGCGCCAAATCAGAGAGTTCTACCTTATCAATATAAAGAGGAATATCAGGTCCTAATAACTCTCGTAACCAGATTGACTCATAGAGTTCAGGACCTTGTAGACCGTGTTGTTTTAAACAAACGAGTCGTTTTTTTCTTTCAGACGGCGGTGCCTTCATGAGTTGATTTGTAGGATGTTTCAATGAGAGTTCTGTCTCTACTTGTATTTTTTTCTGCATTTGAATGAGAACTTCGTGAATATTTAGAGGTACACCTTTTGCCGCCTCCATGTTTTTAGAAATCTCCTCGGCTGTAAAGCGATTATCATTATTCCATAAATCACTATCAAACTGATCTATACGATTAAAATCATTAAATGCACTAGATTTATATCTAGGATCTTCATCTTGATAACACCCTGCAACCAATGGATTTAAAAAATACATCTTCAAATGTTCTACATGATTACAGAGTATATGATCTGCACTTGTCCAATATCCATCGTGCGCATGGATAAGCTGAAGAACCTTTTCTGCTCCTTTTCGTGATAGAACATAGGAATAGGCACACCAATGAAAATAATGATTCGGTGGTTTTTGCCCAAACACAGAGTTAGCCGCTACACGAGAAAAATAGCGATTGACAGGTTCTTTTAACTGATCAAAGACAGCCTGATTGGGAGGTAGAATACCTCCAAGATATATGATATCATAGTCTTCAGGTAAAAAAGCAGATGCTTCTTTCCATTTTTCTTCCCATTGAGGGGCAAGTTTTACATCGTCTTCCAAAATGAGATAGTTATTTATTTCCTTTTTTTCATTTGCAAGTTGCCACCAGAGTCCAAGATGACTGAGAGCACAACCCATGATCGCCTTTTTCCAGAGAAAATCGTGCGGTTTGAACAGGCGGGCAAGTTGTGGAGTCAAAACTAAATCGCGTCCTTCAACTGCACTGACTCTTTGTACTCTTGATTGAAGAGATGGAGATGTTTCGTACAACTTTTCCATACGATCTTTTCTTCTATCTAAGTTTATTACATAAGCATCATCGATTCCTTGTGTAAACTGCTTATGGATTTGAAACTGTCCTCTGTGAACATAGAAAGCTTTTCCAGAAATGAATGTCTTTCTAAGACTGATATCACAATAGACTTTATCAAGAGGATACCGTGTTAATCCCATTCGATAGGAGAGAAGACTCATAATACTCTGATCATGTCGATGTCCAAATGGTTTTCCATCTCGAACACCCTCCCACTTGATTCCACTGATAATCTTCTTTTCCATCGATATATGATATGTTTGTGCATAAAAGTTGACTGCATCTGGGTGACCGGCTTTGAATGCTTGTATATTTGCCGCGATTTGCTGCGATTTCTTTTCAGATTCTGTCATATGTAGAATTTGTTTAAAAGTATCGTGGCACCACTGGTCATTTATTTGTCTAGGGTCCTCAAGTAAACAGATACCATCCTCATATGCAATACGCAAGAGATCAGATGGCCAGCGACAACAGAAAACGCCAGCATCGAGGTAAAGTACAAGACGATCTTTATACTCTGGAGAGGAACATACATAATTTAAGAGCCAGCATTTCCAAGCAAAATGCTGAGGATCCCAGTAATCTAAGAACTCTTCAGGAACAATGGTTTCAGGTGGATGAAAGAACTTTACATCAGGGTATGTATTCTTAAGAAGAAGACGTGACTCTTCGGGTACATCTTGAGTTAACCAGACATGGACTTCAATATCAGGGATTCCGTTTTTTTGTATTACAACGCCGGCGAGTAACTGTTGAAGAGAGGATAAATAGTTTCGAGTTGCATATGTAATGATGAGCGGGCGACTTATAGTTTTTAATACTGCTGCAGGAAGTTCTTTGAGATTATTTACAAGAATCGGT